CCGCCTGCGTTGGCCACGGCTTGGCTGGATTCGGCCATGAAGGGGACGTAGGCGTTGTTGTTGTACGTGCTCCAGGCCCGCAATCCCTGCCCGTCGTAGATGGCTTTCGCGGCGGCGGTGTTGTAGCGGGGGTCGGACAGCAGTTGTTGGGCGTTGTACTGAGAGTGCACCGAGTTGATCTGAAATAGGCCGCGGTCGACGCTTCCGTTGCTGTTGGCGGTGTTGATCGCATCGACGGTCCAGCCGGATTCCGCCTTGGCGATGGCTACCATGGTCACGCGGTCGGCCTCGGGGAACCCGGCCTCGACGACGAGCTGGGCGACTTGGGGTCCGGTGAGGTTGATCTGCCCAGCTGGCACGCTGGGCACTCTATGCAGCGGCTCGACTACGCCTTGCTCGACACGCAGGCCACGCAGTGTCACCATGCTCGGACACCTGCGGGTGATTGACCGGTCACTCGCAGCTGTGTTGCATCGGGGGTGGACTGTGAGGAGACACGTTCATGCACGAAATCGCCGCTCTCATTACCGCCGATTCGATGGGCATTCACGGGCATCTCGATGCCGATGTAGATCCCATTTCGCCGCCCACCGGGGAATTAGCTGGGCTCATTCCGGTGCAGCGGGTATACGTCATTGAGGAGACGCCGCCCACCGCGTAGGCACCTCACACGCGGCACCCGCACCGCGCTGATCGCGGTACACAGCACGGCGTCGTCGATCTGGCTGGGCATGCTCGTCGTGCTCGGGCTATCCGACATGGCTGAGCTGCGCACGCGCACACCCGATGGCGCCCTCGACGGGCTGACCGGTGCCCTGGTCGCCTGGGTACTCGTGCCCGACGTCGCCGCCGTGCTGGGCACCGGAGTGATCCTCGCCGCGGCCAGCGCGTGGGGACTCACCCGCTACTGGTGGCTGCTGGGCAAACTGTTTATCGCCGCCGTGCTGTCCGTCTACGGCCTCGCCGCCATGCTCACCGCCACCCACACCATGTGCGATCGCCTGGTCGCTGCCGCCGCGCTGGCCGCCGCTACGGTGCTCTCAGTGGTCAAGCCATGGGGGAGAGTGCCGTTCACCGCGCCACGGCGCAAAGCGGTGCCCGGATGAAGCACCGTGCCGAAACCCCCTGGCATTGGATCGCCTGTAGCGGCATCGCCGACGGCTGCGAAGAGCCCAGCGCAATACGGGAATGTCGCATCTGCTCAGCGCAGGTTTGGGTGAGCATGCTCGAACTGCCCCGCGTGGAGGCCGGCACCTACCGGCCGCGCTGCTGGGACTGCCAGGCCGCCTCCGGTGAGCTGGTCACCCTTACCGGCGAGGCGGCGGCGGCGCTGCGCAGCACGGGCCGGTTGGAGTGGGGTTGGAGACGAGTTGCCGAGATCAACGCCTGGATCCGGTCAAGCCACGCCACGGATGAGGGCGACCACCAGCAGTACGAATCCGACGATCGCCAGAATCAGGCCGATCACGTAGGCGACGGTGGACAGCGGGTAGGGGAACAGTCCGGCCACCGCGACGAGCACGATGCCGACCACCAGCATGATTAGCGCTTGGACCCAGCCCACGGCAATCATCGGTTCTCCTCAATTCGACGGGGGGATAACCAGCTGCCAACCAGGCTGGATCAATCCCGGATCTTGGATCTTGTCCCGGTTGGCGTCGTAGATGACCGGCCAGCGGTCCCCGCGGCCGTAGAACTGATTACTGATCGACCACAGCGTGTCGCCCTGCTGCACCACGTAGGTGCCGGCGGGTGTGTTGGTGGTCGTCTGCGGGACGGGCGTGGGGTTTGCCGGCGCCGAGACGGGTCCGACATCGGGGGCCGGTTCGCTGGCGCGGGTCAAGGTGATGTCGGCGCTGCCCTGGATGATGCGGTTGGAGGTGGGGTGGCGGATGGCGGAGTGGATCGCCAGGGCGGTGATGCGCCACAAGCCGGCTTCGTGATCGGAGTAGCGGAACATGATCCGCTCTCGGGACTTGGCGATTGCCCGCAGGGAGTTGATGTAGCCGTCCTGCTCCTCCAGGAAGTCCGTCGGGCTCGCAATGTTGATCGAAAACTTGAGTTCTTCCAGTTTGTCTGCCTTGCGGACCAGCAGCGGCACCAGCCCGACCCGCGACACCTGCACCCAGTCCTGCTCCAGAGTCCCGTATTCGATGACGGGGGGTGCGAAACGGAAAGTAAAGCTCAGCGAGCCCGTTTCGGTTAAGAAATAGGCACGCTGGCCGGGCACGGCCGTGAAGTTGACCCCGGTCACCGGGTCACGGATCACCGCAAGCGCCACGTGCCCCCCTCAGTACCGGTACCGGTTGGCGACCAGGGCGCGCCGGTCATCGCGGCGCCCCCGCTCGATCGTCTCGACCAGCTTGGCCAACTGGTCGCCGCTGTTGTCGCGGCGCAGCAAGGTGTCGGTCAGCTCGTGCACCGCATCGACGATTTCCCGCCCGTGGGTGTCGACATTGACCACGGGCGCCAGGGGGCTGGTGTCGAGACCGGGCCGGTCGAGCAGCGCGGCATAGCCGGGCACACCGGAGACCGCATCGGCCACCGACGCCGGCAGGGTGGTCATCATGGCGGGGCTGCGCAGCATCGTGTTCACCGAGGGCACCACGTAGCCGCCGCGTGGCAGGTCGGTGCGCAGCTCGGGCCCGTGCAGGCCGGCGATGTCGGCGATACGGCCGTTGACGACGATGGGCTCGGGGCCGCGCTCGCCGACGATGGCCATGCCGTACTCGATGACGCCGCCTTTTTCGAGCAGCGGGATCTTGGGCAGGCTGAAGGTTTTGCCCCCGACGCCGGGGATCCATTCGGGGATGGTGAAGCTCGGGAAGCTGTTCCAAGCCCCGATGATGGCGTTGAGGATGAACTTGATCCCGTTCCACAGGTCGATGAACGGCTGGGCGATGGCCTTGCCAAGCCATACAGCGCCGTCGGCGATCCCGTGGAAAACCCAGTTCACGAAGTCGTGGAACCACTGGAATTTGAAGTAGGCCCAGACCAGGATGCCGACGAGCAGGATGATTCCGACGATGATGGCGCCGACCGGGTTGGCGGCGATGGCCAGTCCGATGCCGCGGATCGCCCACATCACCGCGTCACCGATGCCCTTGATGGCCCCTGACACGCCTTCCAGGACCAGTTTGAGGGCCTTTTGGGCGAGGGTGAGGTCTTTGGCTGGGCCGGTGACTTTGGTGATCCATCCGAAGGCTTTGAGACCCCACCCGGCGAGCTTGAGCGCAGTACCGGCCACGGTCCACAGGGTGAGGAAGATGCCGATGGCGGGGCCGAGGCCGGGAACGTTTTTGACGAGCCAGACGATGGTTTCGGCCAGTCCGCCAAGAATGATGAGAATGGTGGTCAACCCACCGAAAGGAATGTTATTCAGAAGGTCAACTATGCCCGTGAGAAAATGAATCATTGCCGGTCCGAAACCGGTAGGGCCCGCGGTCTTCTCGAAAAGCTGCTCTAGCGCAGGGCCCAGTTCGGTGCGGATCTGGTGAATAAGTCCGGCGGTTTTTTCGTTAGCGGCGAGGTGTCCCAGTCCTCTTGCCACGGCAGAAAACAGCGCAAGTGTTTCTTTCAGCGGCGGTACCATGTCGCGGAAGAATTGAAGTATCTTCTGCCGACCGGCCTCTGAGCTACTCCATTCCCGGAATTGCTTGCTGATCTCCGACAGGCCGCCTGCGAAGCTTTCCCGCCCTACCTGACCGGCGAGGGTGAAAATGTTATACAACCCCACCAGGAAGTTAATCAGCGTATGTACCGACTTGCTGGCCAGATCCCACGCCTTGAGCAGCCAGGCCTGCGCCTTGCCCGAATCCACCGCGCGCTGCGACCAGGCCTCCAGGCGGACCGACAGCTGGTTAAGGCTGCCGCCCATAACGTTGAGCAGCGGCAACGCCGCCTTCGTCAAGTTGAGGAAGATGCCGAACCCGTGACCAGCGGTTTCGCCGAACAGGCGCACGATGGGGTTGAGCTCGGTGAAAATCTGCCCGATCATGGCCACGTTGCGCCCCGACGTGGCCTGATCACCGAAGCTGACCAGCGCCGCGCCGAACGACTGCGACAATCCCACCAGCCCTGTGCGCAAAGTGGGAATCATGCGGTCGTGCACCAGCGCATTGAACTTCTGCACCCCTGGCACGAGCCCCTGCGTTATTTCATAACGCATCGCCAGGAAGTCATTAGTCAACGGGCGTAGTAATGCCCCGAGATCCTTACCGCTGATCTTGGCGATCGCCATTCCGGCGCCCATCAAGAACAGCAACGGGGTGATAGCACCGAGCACGCCGACCATGGGTGACAGCGCGCCGACCGCCATTGTGGCGCCCGACGCCAGCGACGTCAGCATGCCCAGCGCCGCGCGCCCACCGGTGATCAGCGCACCCCACTTGATCAACCGAATCAGGGGGTTAAACCCACCCACCTTGCTCGCGGCCTTATCGACGCTCTTAGCCCAGGAGTCGAAACCCTTCGACCCGACCTTGGCCTTGAGCCCGGCCTCCTCCGCCGTGGTGCCCGCCGCGTGCCCGGCGGCCACGAACCGGCCCGCGGCATCGCGTGCTCGGTTGGTCGCCCGCGTCGCCCGCGACATGCCCGAGTCGATCTCCTGACCGACCTTCGTAGCGGTGCGGCCGAGGGAATCCATGTTGCGCTCGGTGGTCTTGAGGTGTTCATCCGAGCGGTCCAGGGCCGCGGCGAGATCCGCCTCACTCGCGGTTATCCGAAGATGCGCTTCGTCGTCGGCGCCGGCTGCCATCTCACCTCCCCACGGCCAGGCAGATCACGGTGAGATGGTGTCAGCGCACGGCGGGTGACCAGCGCCCGACACGCAGGCGCTACCGCTTCGCCTCTCGGGCCGCCGCCTCCTCCTGGCGGATGATGTAGCGGGCACACGCCACCCGCACCAGCTGCGCCCACTCATCCCCGGCGTCGTCCAGCAGCATCGCCGGATCCTGGCGAAACACCCGCGCCACCACTGCGGCCTCCCGCACCACGCCCAGGCCGGCCAGGAACTCGATAACGGCCTCCCGGCGGGCATGGCGCGGGTGGCTTAGGTAGGGTCCGCGCCCTCCCCCATCTCGCCGGGCCGGGCCTCGCCGTAGCCGCACGCCTCTTGCAGCTCCACACCCGCGCGCATGATGTAGGCGTCGCGGTTGCCGAAGATGCGCCGCACCGCCATGACCGGATCCATCACGCCCAGTCCGCCGAGTACCGACGCATCCTCCAGGGGTCGATCCGTCTCGGTGGCCATCGGGCGGTAGGTCTCGTCGTCGTCGCCCAGGATCTCGATGCCCACGGTTTGCTTGGCGATCAGGTGGGCGAACATCGCCACCTCATCCAACTTCTTGATATCCGGCATGCGCCTCTTGCGCTGCTCGGGGGGCAACGCGGCCATCTGAATGCGCTTGAAATCCGGCTGGCTCAACTCCGTGGAGCACACCAGCCGAATCTGCCGGCCGGGCCCGTAGAGGTAGTAGTCGGCGAACTCGACCTCGGCGACCTCTTCAGACTGGGCCACCGCATTGCGCAGGTCATCCAAACTGGATGTCACACGCCCGTTGCCCAGCGCATCGGGGGCGGCGTGCGCGGGGGCCCCCAACCCTCGCGGGTCGTACACCGTAGGCGGCTCACTCATGTGCTCTCCTCACAGTAGGAAACGGGCAACCCGCGCCACTCTCGGCCGCTGTGAGGACACCAGCCGAGAGCAGCGCGCGCTGCCCGTAGACCCGGAATCAGGTGACGTCGGAGACGGCGAAGGTTAACTCCCACTGCGCCGGGTCGGACGAGTTGGCGTCCATTTCGACCAGCTTGACCCCTTTGAGCAGCGCATTGGGGTACACATCGGGGATGCCGCCGGCTACCCGGGTCATGTCGCCGTGCAGCGGGGTCACCGACAAGGTGGTGCGCAGGATCCCCACCTGTGCCTTAGCGATCTTGAGTAGCTGACCGTCCACATCCGGGTCGTAGGCGTTGGTCAACACCACATCGGTGGTCTTCGGGGATGCGGCAATCACATCGGGCACCGTGGCCCCACCGTCGTACCAGGTGGCCGTGTCGGACTGCTTCTCGCCGCCCGTTTTCTTGCTGAACGTGCGACTACCAAACGCCGGGCACGTCACCAAGAACTGATTGCCGGTGGCCTTCACGCGATCCTCCTCAGAACTGCCTGGTCACGCCGACCTTGGTGACGGTAAGTTCGATCAACGCGGCCGTCGGGGACACCCGCACAGCCACCGTTGCTTTCACAATGTTGCCGCTGGCCACATCCCGTGACGGGTCCGTGGCAATCAGGTAGCCGGGATCCAGTTCGGTGGGCTGGCCCGTGGCGTCGAAATCAATCCACGGGTACAGGCCACCGGCATCAGCCATCGGCTTGACGATGCCCAACAGCACCGTCTCCACCCGCGCCAGCAGGTGCCCGCGGGCGTCGATCGCATCAAACAGCAGCGGATCCAACCCCTGCTGGCCGGCGACCACGATCCGGTTGATGACGTCAATACCGGTCAGCAGCCGCCAGTTCGCCACATCCGACGACACCGACCGCCACCCGTACAGGCGCACCCCACCGGCCACCGGCATGATCGGGTTGACCTTGGCTTCTTCCAACGCAGCGGCGGTGGCGAAGTCGAAAATCTGGTCCGGGGCGGTGATGGTCACCGACCGAGACCGGTCACCCGCCGGGGCCTGCCACGGCCCGTCGGTGCGATGCGCCCGCGCCCGCGCCGCCGCCACGTAGCCATCCGGGGGGATCGCCAGCGTGCCCCCGTAAAGATCCCGAGTGAGCAGCCACGGCGCGAACAGGCCCGCGTACTCCGAGTCATAGCCGGCCGCCAGCGTGGCCAGCTGAGTCGATCCTGCCCCCCGCGACGACACCAGGATCGCCAGCCGACTGTTCAACTGCGCGTGCGCGATCAGGCCAGCGTGAGTGGCATCCCCGCCACCCGGGATCGCCACACAGCCATCACCGAACTGCGGACCGAACCGAGCCAGCGCGGCCACCA